CGGAATGGAAACCGCTAAAATCAAAGAATCCAATCTTGATATGGAACGGCTTGACAATGTTATTCGAGAGAATATACCGGCAGGGTTTGAAATAAGGTACAATGCACACAGGTATTTTGACCGAGTAGATTTATCGGCTTTGCGCTGTGCGGATAAAGTTGACTTAGAAAGAGCGAAAAAAAGCGTCGGGACATTGGGCGGCGGCAACCACTTCATCGAAGTTGACCGGGATGAACAAGGGCGACTCTACATCGTAGTTCATTCTGGCAGTAGGCACTTGGGATTGGAAGTTGCAAAGTATTATCAAGAGGCTGGATACAAAAAATTATCCGACAAAAACGATGGCCTTGAAAAACTAATAGAAGAATTAAAAGCTGCTGGTAGACAGAGCGAAATCCAACAGGAAATCAAAAGATACAAGTCTGAATATAAATGCGATATTCCTAAGACACTTGCCTATGTTGACGGGGCTTTATTTGATGACTACATTCACGACATGAAAATAGTCCAAAGGTTTGCTGAAATTAACAGGCAGGCTATGATAGACGGGATCGTGTCTGGAATGGGAGTTCATGTTGAAGATCAGTTTACGACAATTCACAATTACATTGACACTGACAGCATGATACTTCGTAAGGGTGCTGTATCTGCCAAAAGTGGTGAGGTTTTGCTTATACCTATTAACATGAGGGATGGAAGCATTATCGGAATTGGCAAAGGAGATGAAGATTGGAATTGTTCCGCTCCGCATGGTGCTGGACGCTTAATGAGCCGGGCGAAGGCTAAAGAGAGGTTTACCGTTGCAGAATTTGAGAAGCAGATGAGTGGAATTTATACCACATCAGTCAATCAGGAAACGCTTGATGAATGCCCGATGGCTTACAAGAGTATGGAAGCAATCACGGAGAATATAGAGCCAACAGTTAAAATTTTGAAAATCATCAAGCCAGTATATAATTTTAAGGCTGGTGGAGATTAAATATTGCACCCCGCCACAGGGCGGGCGTATATAGTGCCAAGTGCCTCTCCAGATGGAGCGAACAGTGCCAAGTGCCTTTTATCTTACGGGATAGGAGGCACTTTTTTCATGGAAATTCGGGAGTTGGTAGAGAGGGCATTTCAGAGGGATTTGTCCGATCCGTCTGCGCTATCTGATGCATTCGATTCGATCAGATTGTTGGAGCCAGAGGATTTTAAGCTGGCTCATGAGAAAAACAAAGAGGTACGTCGGCTGTCTGCAAAATTCGCCGCAGAACAAAAAAGCCTCCGCATGTTTGAGTTGAACAAACGGAGTCTGCTATTTGATGCACCGTATGATTTTGATGCATTTCTGCGCTATTTGGAATGGGACCGGAAGCCTGAAAAGAGATTTTACCTTCCGAGACGGCATTATTTGAAGAAGTATGTTGACGCATATCAGGAGATATTGGATGGAAAACTTGATTTCTTGTCCATATCCATGCCGAAACGAGCGGGAAAGTCCCAGCTTGGGATCAACTTTGTAAATATGCTGTCTGGGAAGTTCCCTGATCGGGCAACGCTTATGGAAGGTACTGGCGACGATCTTGTAATGTCCTTCTATAAGGGATGTCTTGAGTATCTGCAAACGCCGAATGAGTATTTGTTTTACGATGTGTTTCCGAGTAGTAAGCTGATTCAAACTAATGCGGACAGCAAGACGATTAACCTGTTAAATAAATCGCGGTTTCCAACCATCATGTGCCGCTCGATTGATGCACGGCAAGTCGGTCTTTCTGAAGCTACGAATTTACTTTATCTAGATGACTGCGTTGAGGGCCGGGAGGAAGCCAAGAATCGAAATCGCTTGGACGCAAAATGGGAGGTTATATCTGGCGATATTCTAGGCCGTGCAATCGAGGGTACGCCAGTCGTGATATGCGGGACACGGTATTCCTTGTATGACCCCATTGGGCGGCTCCAGGAGGAGATGCGGAAGCAGAGAAAACGGATGAAAATTATCGAAACTCCTGCGCTCGACCTTATTACCGATGAAAGCAATTTTGAGTATACCAGAGATGGTAAAAAGGTATTCACGACACAGTATTTCAGGGATCAGCGTGAAATGTTGTCCGCAGAACAGTTTGAATCTGAATTTCAGCAGCAGCCATTTGAAGCAAAAGGCTTATTATTCCCAGAGAATGAATTGAACCGATATTTTGAGTTGCCCGTTGACCGTGAGCCGGATGCTATT